GCTGGAGCGACGAATTGTTAACGCTGAAGTACCCCGTTTCTTAGAGCTACCTCGGCTCTTCAGGGTTTTGTTTTCCACCTTCTTAGCTGTTGCTGTAGGAGGTGGGGGTGGCGCTGGAGGAGGCGGCGGGTCTGGGATTTTAGGAGATGACATGCACATAGCTAGTCTTTCGTTAGGATATTTTCGTTTTGGATTTTATGTTGTTCTTTGAGAAATCGGACTACGGAACGCTGACCATAATAAAACATCAAAGCGTTCTGGGCAGTCCCATGATTAAAGTCATCCCGTAAAGGGAAAACCTCCTCTAACTTATTGATAAAATTAGACGAAACAGCGGGAAATGCGTCGTTTTTGTCCATATTAGTCCACCTCCTTTCTACGCTCCAGCATACCCAGAGCGATGGAACTGTATCCAATTAGGTCTTTGAAGATGTCAGAAACGGTGTCCCCCTTAGTCTCCAAAGACAACCCTCCATTACAGAACGCCTTGAGCCTCTGCATCTTATCGCCCATCCGAAGTGATAGTCCGATGAGAGGGTCTACCCCAAACTCACTGGATTCATCGAAGTTAGCGAACGGATTAGATGTATCTGCCCCACCCGTATAGTCATCATTCTTCTTACGAGTTAGTGAAGAAATCTTACGGAACTGTTCAGCTTGGAAGGCAAACCACCACTCCTTGTTGTGAGCAGTGTGAACCTGTAGGCTGTCAGAGGCTTGATATTTGATTGAGATACCCAACCACTTAGCTACAGCGTGTTCCGCCTTAGCTCCTTTGGAATACTCCCATCCATTCAGCATATACATATGCGTGGCTTTAGAAACAATTTCCACAAGGTCTACCAAGGCGCACTCACGGGGACACAACTCACCCACCTCTACCCCAAGCTCGGCTGCTTGCTGCCTGCTTAAAGCTGCTGGGTTAATAACGTCGTAGCCCCTTTCTTTCCACTTGGCGGTAGCTGCGTCAAACTCTGGGAAGTTGTAATCTTCAATGCCAGTCATAGGGCCAGCAATGTAGATTGTTTGGTCTCCCAGATTGATGTCTATTTGTTTGGTGTCCATAGGGTAATTTCTCCTTTGTCGTAATCTTTGTTCTGTAGAATGTAAGCAAGCCGTGCTGTCAGGAGAGCGTGTTTCTCTTGAAGCCCTTTGGACTTGTAGATTGTAACAACGCCATCCCAGTTCCAGCCGTGTTTATCTAGGAGCTTCACTGCGGTCTTGGGGCCAACGCCTTTGAGACCTTGGTAGCCATCAGTGGCGTCACCCATAAGTGTCTGCACCAAGTGAGCCTTACGTGCCTCCTCTTCGCTGCGTGTGGTTAACTCGTCGCGGAGGAAGTTGTACCAAGTGATTGGAAGTGTAGCGAAGTCCTTATCGCCAGATACAGCAATGCTATTCTCTGGGTCTTGCGTACACATAATACCAATCAAGTCGTCAGCCTCGATACGCTCCTGCTGCATATTGGGGTGGCGTTTCTTTACCTCTCCAATGATGTGGGATAACGCTAAGGGCTTACGCTTATTCTTTCGGTTACCTTTGTATGCTGGGAAGATTTCGTAGCGGAAGTTAGTCTTAGGACTGAATACAATGAAGTATGTCTCAGCTTTTAGCTTGGACACGATAGACTCCATAAAGTCATCGAAGTAAGCCAAGGAAGCATTAACGTCCGTGTGTAGCGTCCATATATCATCATCCCACTGGGTCTCTACCTCATTACTAAAGGCAGCGCGGTAGGCGAGCATATCTCCATCTATGAATAGTGTTTTCATGTTAGGCTTGTTTAGTTGTACATAAACTTAGCGACCACGGGACTCTTATCGCATTCGACATAATCGTCTGCTTCATCTTCATAGTCAGGGATAAGCTCATAATGATGTTGAGGCTCAGGCGAGGATGAGTCGCCATAGTGAATGAACTCTTCGATAGCGGGCTGAATAAACCCATCGTCCGTGGGTAGCACAATGTTGAGTTCTTGGTGTTCCAATTCGGATAATACTTTAATTAGTTCTTTGATTGTCATGTTAGTGTGTTTCTGACCAGTTTTTGCCTACCTTGAACTCACCGTCCAAAGGGCATTTGAAGCCAAGAGTTTTACCTGCCTTGGCAAGAGCATTTACAAAACAACGCCCGAGACTTTCAGCGTCTGATGCGTCGCAACTGAACTGAACTTCGTCGTGGATATTGCCGTGTAATTCATAAGGTCGAGTTGCCATCTCTGAGAACTCAACGAGTGCCTGCTTCATAACCACTGCGCCTGCGCTTTGTAGCAACAGGTTTAACGCAGAGTGTGCGGAGCGACACGGTAGGTTACGTCCATCCAGACCTATTAGTTGGTTTGTCTGCTGCACCTTGTTAGCCACTGCTTCCGACAGATGGCGGATAGCAGGTGTCTTGGACATAAATGATTTCTTAAGCTGCTTACCTTGCTTGGATGAACCACCAACAATAGAACCAATCTTGGCGTCACCTGCTCCGTAGAGGAACGCATAGATGAATGTCTTAGCGTCATCCCGTGTAGGTAGACCAGCAGCTTTCTGGTTGGCTGTGTGGATGTCACCCTCAAGTATTTCCTTGGCGTAAGCACCGTTGTCCCAGCCCCAGAGGTAGTGAGCTAAACAACGTAGCTCCAAACCAGAGGCGTCAGCACCAACAAGTACTTTACCTTCTGGAGCAACAAAGCACGAGCGACACTCCTCACCATAAGGAGCGCGACTGGCTGGGACTTGGGCTACGTTAGGGTTCTGGTGAGTGCAGCGTCCACTGATAGCACCGTTGGTATTAACTCGTCCGTGTATCCGACCATCTCGGTACAACTTGAGCCACGCTTGGTTACCTTCAGCTACCTGCCCCAAACGCTTGGTAAGTAGGAGATACTCGCAAAGCAGGAGAGCGTTAGGAGTACCAATAGATTTAAGGACACCCTCATCAATCTTAGGGCGCTTACCTTCAAACGTGTTAGGCTTCCACCCTTCCGACATTAACCGCTCACAAATCTGGTCACGGCTGTTTGGGTTAAATGGAATCTCCTTGGTACGTTTAGGCCCGCGTGTAATTTCCTTGGGCTTCCACCCCTTCTCTACTAGAGCTTTCTTCGTCTTAGATGTTGTGCCGTCTGGGGCTAACCACCAGTGACTCTTGAGTGTCTCTATGGATGGGCCAAAAGACTTAGCAAGTTCATCACCTAACTCAGCACGGCGAACCATAAGAGTTGATGTAAGCTTCTCTGCTGCCTCAAGGTCGAAGGGAAACCCATTCCACTCTTGGCGTCGCATAAGCTTAGCAAACTTGTGCTCAAGTGTAAGCATACGTACGTCAGGTTTCTGGTTTATGAAATGGTCGTACAGGCGGTACGTCACATAGGTGTCCTGCTTGCAGTACTCAACCATCTCTGGGGTGCAGGTTGTCCAGTCCTCGGTTTCACCGTGGTTGTCTTTAAGTACACCAATACGTTTACCCCAAGCCTTGAGACTATGAGAACCAATGAGTTCTTTATCAAAGCCCTCACGTTGGAAGTCTTGGTTGCGGATGTCTGGGTAGATACAACGAGCCATTACCGCAGTGTCTAAGACCATAGGGTGCTGAAACCCATACTTCTTATACAATGCTGGGTAATCGAACCCAATGGAGTTATGCCCTACAATAGCATCATACTTTTGTAGGCGTTGAAGTCCTGTAAGAACGGAGTCACCTGAGAAGGCGAGCGTTCCTGAACTGTCGTGAATTGCAAGACAATGTACGGTCTCAAGGTCGGACAACTTAGTCCAATCCTCGATGGCGTTTGTCTCAATATCAAAGAATGCTATGCTATTCATTGGTTGGTATAAGTGTGGTTAAAGGGAGAAGTATTCCCCGTGATGTGTTGTTGTCCCCACCCCTCACGTCTCGCTTTGTTCCTTTAAGGGGCTCAATGAGAGATTTGAGGGCTGGTGTGGGGAAGAAGATGATTAGATTTTCAACGACGAAGCAGTAATAATCAGCTTCGGAGCGGTCGATGCCAGAGACTTTACCTCGTGACATATACTCAACAAAGACATTGCCCGTCTTCTTTGCAAGCATATCTTTTTTAATTTCGATTTTCTTTTCGGATAGCAACTTACCAATCTCTTTCTCAGCTAGTTGACCTACTTCAAGGTCATGTCGAAAATTTGAGCAATATTTCATTCAGTATCAGAAGGGGTTTTCGGCGTAATGTTCCTCAGACATAAAGCCAGTAGTTGGGTCGTAATTGAGGGCGCAGGCGATACCCGTTTCCCCAGAGAATCTGTTTTTAAGAACACGAACAACTGTCTTGTTTCTATTGTCTGGACACTGACCATTACGCTCCAGTCCACAGCAAATATCACTTAGCTGAGCGATAGCTGCTGAGCCTCGGAGTTGAGCTAGGGATGTAGCTGCCCCCTCCTCGTGTCCCTTACCTTCAGGACGCTTCAGGTGGGAAACAAGTATCATACCGATATTGGTCTCCTCAACTAAGCTGCGTAGCTTGGTCATCGTGTTGTCAATCATCCGACGTTCATCCCCATCACCAAGTCCAGAGACAACGATAGACAGGTGGTCAAGGACGACATACTCAACGTCCATAACCTTAGCCATATAACGGATGTGGCCTAACAAGTTGTCACTGTCGAGTGACCCCCAGTGGTCGTACAGGAAGCAGCGCCCAGAACCTACAGTGTTCTTGAAGGCTTGGTTGTACTCCTCGCTTGCACTAAACTCAGGGTCTAGGTGGATAAGCTTACCCATCTCCAGACCAATGATTGAGTTGGCAGTACGCTCTAAGGATTCTTCCAGAGCAATGTATCCAACGCGATGCTCACTAGAGGTCAGAATATTGTGTGCAATTATCTTACAGACGTGACTCTTACCTACACCGCTTCCAGCGCAGAAAGTAACAATCTCACCACGACGTAAGCCGTGAGTAATTTTATTAAGACCGTTGAATGGGTAGTCGATAGATACATTGTTCTTAGGAGTTGTTAGTCGTTCATAAAGGTCAACACCATCAATGATGTCGTCTGGTTTCCAAGGTTTGGCGTCCCACATTGCGCGAACGATTTCGTTCTTCTTGTTTGCAAGGAGGAGCTCGTTGGCGTCCTTCATTGGAAGTCGTGCAATCTTGGTCTTACCTGCTGGAAGAAGGTGGCTTACCTCTTCAGCTGCTTTACGCCCCTGCTCATCTTCGTCGAACATAAGGACAACAGTTTCAAACTGGTCTAACCAATCGAACTGGGCTTTGAAGATACTCTTTGCAGACTGCGCCCCACTAGGCAGAGAAACAACAGGCCACTTTCCATCTCCGTTGGCTATAGCTACTGACAGACAGTCCACCTCGCCCTCGGTAACAACAACCATGCGACCACCGTTAGGCCACAAGTGCTGACCGAAGAAGACGCTGGGCTTTCCCTTGCATTGGAAGCGCTTGTCTTTGAAGCGGAGCTTTTGAGCTACTACTTCTCCGTCTAGGTTTTTGTAGTTAGCTACGTGGCAGGGCTCCTTGTTGTAAGTAGAAACTCGGTAGTCATACTTCTTACAAATATCTTTGGTGAGTCCACGCGCTGGGATGTCTAAGAACTCCCCTACTAAAAACCCCGAAGCGTTGTCTGGCTTGGGGGTGACTGTGTAGGAGTTATCTCCTTTAGGGTTAAATATACCACAACTGTAGCACTTGGTGCTTCCGTCTGTGTTGATTGTGAGTGCATCGCTTGAGCCGCATTCTGGGCAAGGTTGGTGTGTATGTGCTGGTGTTAGGTTATCCATTCTTTCGGTATTGTTTTGTGTGACCACAGGAAACCGTGCTTGTCGCACCATTCCGCATAAGTGGTTTTGCTTTTCTTGCTGAGTGTGTTGTAGGCGTTCTGAAAACAAAATCTGATGTCCAGTTCTGGGTTGCATTTACGCACGTTTAAGTGCTTCGTCCTGTCGGAAGCCAACCAGTACCCCTTGGCCTCAATGATTACCCCGTTGGGTAAAATGAAGTCAGGGGTATAGGTTGACTCCTTCGTGTACTTTACCTTCAGACTTTCGTAGTCGAAGGGTGCTCCCACCCGTTCAAGGGTGAGAGCCAGTTGTGCTTCGAAGCGAGAACGGTATTTAGAAGCCGATGCCTTGCGGGGCTTCTTCTTCGAACGCTGTATCCAAGGATTCGCCATCATTTACGTAGCCGTCCTCTTCGCTGTCGAAGCCGAAGGTAGAACCGCCAGAATATTCAATTAGTTCGATGATTTGTGCTGCCTTTAGACGCAGCGTGTAGCCGAAGCCGTGAAGGTCAGTGTACCAAGTGTAAACCTCGACACTGAGACGAAGGGTTGAACCGCTACCGATGTTAGGTACATCTTTAATACGATTACCCTTGGAGTCGAAGACGGGGACAACGAACTCAAGGAGTCCCTTCTTAG